CATAAAGTTTCAATCGACATCGTGGGCGTAGGAAGTCAATTCCCAAATCGCATTATGCACTTCAATCCAATTTCACTTGCTAAAGTTTACCCGGAATACATTCCACAGACTATCAGAAGTGATTATGAAGAAGCTCACGCTATCTTAAATCTCAGCCCCAAAGCTTCTGCTACCCTCTCTAGACGTTGTCTACAAGGAATGATTAGAGATTTTTGGGGAATTTCTAAAGCAAGGTTAGTAGATGAGATAGATGCTTTGAAAGAGTCTGTTGACCCAAGCACTAAAAATGTACTCGATGCTCTACGAAAACTTGGAAACATTGGCGCCCATCCAGAAAAAGATATAAATCTTATAGTGGATATCGAACCGAATGAGGCTCACAAGTTGCTGAAGTTTATAGAATTACTTATGCAAAAATGGTATATTGAACGCCATGATAACGAGCAATTACTACAAGATATTTTAGATTTGGACAAAGATAAACAAAATCAACGCAAACCTAAAAATTCTTGATAATGCGGAGAGCAAGGATCTAATTCAAATATTAGATTGCCGTCCATGTTATAGTACTGTTCTACAACTCTAATGCCATCCGTCTCGGTTCCTTCGCCTCTCAAAATTGAAAGGTGGATAACTTTTTCAACCTTCAATTCATCAGGTCTACCACGTCTATCGTGGTATTTTTCTTTTTGCCCTGACATCTTTTTCCTCCTTTCTCTTTTTTCGCTCTATGAGCAACAGCTAGGAGAGGAGTCGCACCTCTCTACGCTACCCTAGCTCCTTTCGCTTCTTTCGCTTCTTCAACCTTTTCAATAACTAAGATTGTAAGAGCCATTTCCTGAAAGTCTTTGTCGTCAAATCCGATAACATCGCCATACACTCTGATTGCTGTCAATAGTGTGTTGTACAATGCGTACATATCATCCGATAATAGTTTTTCACGATCTAGGATTTCTCCAAGTTTCAATGAGCGTCCTCTGCGATTCTTAACTTGTAAGATTTCTTTTGCTAGTGCGATTTGTTCTTGTGTCGTAAGTCCTTTATTCATTGTGTTTCCCTCCGAATTGTTTTTTGTTATTTCCTCAACCTTGATTATATTATAGCACACGTTTCGTGGGTCGTCAACACTTTTTTTACTTTTTCGCAAAAAAAGTTTTCTTTTCGTGGGTTTTATGTTATACTTTACTTATAGAAAGGTAAAAAGGACTCAATCATGAATAAAGAAGAAATTGCCATTATCATAGGTGAAAATATAAAACAATATAGACTTCAAAATGGTTGGACTCAACAAGAATTGGGTTCTAAGATAGGGATGAGTAAAAATGCTATCGGGAATTACGAGAAGGGTTTTAGATCTCCTAAAAAGGATACAATGTTTGATCTAGCTAATGCTTTTAACATTTCAATTGACGATCTTTTCCCTCCAATTCAAAAAGACTCCTCTTCTAATACTTCCCTAATCCAAGCCATCTACGACCAGTTACACCAGCCAAGGCAGAAAAAAGTCCTGACCTATGCAGAGAAGCAATTGAACGAGCAGAGAAATGAAGAAAAAGCTCAACCAAACGAAGTATTGGAGGTCATTCAGCTTTATAGTTACGACTACTACGACCACCCAGCCTCTGCAGGTACAGGGCAATATTTGAACGATGTACGAGTGGAGCGGATTGAATTGCCAGTAGATATCGATGCTGACTTTGTTATTCCCATCAAAGGGGATTCCATGGAACCTGACTATCACGATGGAGACCTGGTATTCATCCAGACAAGTGTTGAGTTAAATGATGGAGTTATTGGAGTGTTCAACTATAACGGCAATGCTTATATCAAGCAACTTGTTATTAATAAAGACCAGGCATACCTACACAGCTTGAACCCAGCTTACAAAGATATGCCAATCACACCAGAGACAGACTTCCGAATTATCGGCGAAGTTGTGGATTTGTATAGGGAGGAGTAAAATGAGTAGCGAAAGCAGACCAATGGAAGTGATTAAACACAACCTAGACTGCAAATGCCATAGACGAAGAGAATGGATTAGAGTCAATGATAAGTGGCATGCCATCGAGTTTTCAGTGGATGACCCAAACGAACCTCCTATGACAGAGGAAGAGAAAGCCAACGTGGCCTTAATTCTTCAACAACACTTATCGAAAGAATAAACCTAGCTGTTTCCAAATCGGAAACGGTTCAAATAAAAAAAAGCCCCACGCTCTCAAAGTTTGGCGACCATTGAGCGTGAGGTTTTGAAAAGATAAAGAAAGGATTTCAAAATGTTTTATTTTGAAAGGGTCTTTCTGCACTCTATTTTATCAAAAATGGAGGGGAAAGACAATGAATAAAGTAGCATTATATGTACGGGTGTCCACTACTTCCCAGTTAGAAGAAGGCTACTCGATAGAAGAGCAGAAAGCAAAACTGGAGAGCTACTGCGACATTAAGGACTGGCACGTCTACAAGGTTTATACCGATGGGGGCTTCTCTGGATCGACTACAGAAAGGCCGGCACTAGAGCAACTAGTACAAGATGCCCAAAACAAGCTGTTTGATACAGTATTAGTATACAAGCTAGACCGGTTGAGCCGTAGCCAAAAGGACACGCTCTACTTGATAGAGGATGTATTTTTAAAAAATAACATCGAGTTTGTGAGCCTCCTTGAAAACTTCGACACTTCTACACCATTTGGAAGGGCAGTCATAGGATTATTATCTGTATTCGCACAATTGGAGCGTGAGCAGATAAAGGAAAGAATGCAGTTAGGTAAGTTAGGACGGGCTAAGTCTGGCAAGTCTATGATGTGGGGCAGAACGTCCTACGGGTACGACTACAACAAAGATACTGGATCAATGACGATAAACGAGTATGAGGCTCTGGCAATTAAAGAAATATTTACTTCATACTTGGCTGGTATGTCCATTACTAAATTAAGAGACAAGATGAATGAGGAATACCCAAAACAGCCCGATTGGAGCTATCGCACAATCAGAGGAATACTAGCTAATCCTGTATATTGTGGATTGAACCAATACAAGGGTCAGACTTTCCAAGGTACACACAAGGCTATTATCTCGCTAGATGACTTTGAGCAAACACAAAGAGAGTTAGCCAAAAGGCAACAGACTGCCAAAGAATTGCTAAACCCTCGACCATTCAAGGCTAAATATATGCTATCCGGACTTGCTCAATGCGGATACTGTCACGCGCCCCTCAAAGTTATTTTAGGCCAAAAGAGGAAAGACGGCACACGATTTAAAAGATACGAGTGCTACCAGCGACACCCGCGCAAGACAAAAGGTGTCACGGTCTACAATGACAATAAAAAGTGCGACTCCGGATACTATGATATGGAGTTGTTAGAGCATTATGTACTAACACGCATCGCTATGCTGCAGAATGACCCAGAGAAGATAAAAGAGATATTTTCTGAAAGCACAAATCCAGTTATCGACAAGCTAGCAATACAGAAGCAGATAGATAGCTTATCGCTTAAATTAAGTAAACTGAATGACTTGTATTTAGATGATCGCATCACACTGGACGAATTAAGAAGCAAGTCAGATGATTTTATCAAGCGAAGAACTGCCATGGAAGAGGAAATGAAAAAAGCCTCGACTGATAAGCAAGCGGGCAAAATAAAGAAGATCGAGAAGCTATTAGGTGCTAGTAACGTATTTGAAATGTCATACGATAATCAGAAAGTTATTGTCAAAGAGCTTATTGACAAGGTGCAAGTCACATCTGACAAGATAGTCATTAATTGGAGAATTTGA